AGAGTATCCTCTCTACGTTTGATAATGTCTCTACCTTCAGGAAGATCACCCTCTCCCTCGCCACGGAGCAATCCCTCTGCTTTAATTCTGTCAATCTCTTTTTGTGTTTTCAATCGTTTTTCTTCAATTGAATAAAGAGAGAGTGCTTGATCAAAAGCGTCTGTGTACCAACCCCGTAGTTCTTCAAAACCGGAAGCATCTGCTCCTGCATTCACAAGATCAGTTATTGTTTCTGAAAGTTTCTTTGACTCCGTATTAAAGGTCGTTGTTACTTCCTTGAACTGATCTGCCAGTGGATCACCAAATTTGGCTTTCTCAAAGAGTCCTTCAACTTTCTTCTGGAAAGCAACGAGTTCACCAAACGGTTGCCCTACAGAGTCTACAAAAGCAGTTGCATCATGTTTAAGTTTGAGAGTTTGAGACTTGAGATTTTCGGCTGTCTTGTTGAGTTCTGAATTTAGTCGGGCAATTGTCAGTTCAGCAATACGAGCGTTTTCCATAGGTTCTACTTCATTGAAGTGATCAAAAGCATCCTTCAAGTTTGTAATTCCTGTAACAAGGTCTGGAGTGGTGCTCTGTAACTGGTCAAAAATCTTCTGGAGGTCTTCTGTTGTGTCTGCCGTAATCCCTTGTGTCTTAGCAAGAGCGAGAAAGTCCTGCATTAGGAACACTGCTTGAGTACGAAGTGATAAATATTCGTAAGCAGTCTTAACAGCATCCCCCTGAAGTTGTTTCTGTGCCCAATCGGATTCACTCGATGCTTCAGTTAGATCGTTTGTAGCAGTTACAAGCAAACCCACAGCAGAGGCTACGGCAAGAATAATTCCAATAGGCCCAAGAATCTTTGTCCATGCAACACTTGCTATGAAGCCAGCTTTTGCAAAGGCTACAGTTAACACACCGAGAAGTCCGATCATGATCTGTAGAACTACGGGAAATTTTGCAGTAAGGAAGCCCAAAGCTGTTCCAAGACTTCCTGCCCATTGTACAGCAACTTTCATGGTCACTGCAAATTTACCAAGTGTTGCTCTCCCCATTGTCATTACCTGTATGAAACGAGGAATTGTGGCAACGCCTGCACCAACAAACATTCCCATCATCTTTCCAAACCACGCAACGACAAACTTAACAGCCCATCCAAATTTCAAGAGTATCCATGCTTGAAACATTGTTGACAACCAACCACGATTACGGACAACCCATTCCCCCATAGCAATGAGAGTGTTGAAGAGATTCAAAGCCGCATTTGCTACTCCTCTGAAGACCTCTTTCAATTCTTCACTGTCTTTTCCTACAGTGAGAAAATCTGTCATCTTCAAAACAATGTTGGAAAACAACTCTTGAAATTGTCTTCCCATAGATACTTTGAACTCTTCTGTCACACGAATAAGTGAAAGCATCTGCTTATGAGGTTTCGTCATTGCTGTTTCGTAAGTACCTTGCAAACGAGCACCGATCTTCAACACCTCGTTTAAAGCTACTTGTTGCTTTACACTTTGCGCCATGTCATCATAGGAGATGCCCATTTGTCGGGCTTGCTTTCTATAGGCGACTTCCAAGTTTGAAATGATTCCATAGGTACGCAACACTTCTGGTTGGAGTGTAATGATACCATGAACAATTCCGGCCAATGCTTCTTGAGTAGAGAAACCCATGATAACTCCAGCATCACGGGCAACCATTGCAACTTCGGCAACTTTATCTAACTGCAACCCTGCTTGAATGAACTTGGTTACAGAGAGATTGGCTTGCTGAGTTGTGATATTTAAAGCTTTTATTTCATTGACAAACCTTCTAATCTGTTCTGAAGTATAGCCAGCAGTTCGACCCATGTTTTCTGAAACGACTTCCAGAACTTCAACACGTCCTGCCAGCTTTGTGATCTCTTCAAAGAAAGCAATTGCTTTGTAAGTTGATAAGCCAATACCTAATGCCGCACCAATTTCAACAAATGCACCTTTTAAGCGCATTGCTCCACGGTTGACTTCTGCCATCGAGTCTACGACATCTTTAAAATCCTGTCGAAGATAACGGGCAGTTTGTCTTGTAGATTGCCGAGCTTCACGAAGACTTCCAATAAAGAGTTGTAAGTTTCCTACAAGCTCGATTTCTACTTTTTTAACGACATTGCTTTCAGTATCGGCCATTATTCAGGAGCTTTCTCTGTTGTTACTTTTATACCTGTTGCATGAATGAATCGAAGGAATTTGTCATCAATACTCTCTTCAGCATCTTTCTTAGCATCCTTCACTTGTGATTGTACAGAGTACTTCTTGGCAAGATCACCAAGTTCCTCAAAAGAGTTTTCCAACTCATGAAGACCATCTCCCTCTGCACCCGCAACTCTTGCTTGAAAGAGTTTATCAGCGACATCCCTCTGGGCTTCACGTATCTTACGCACTTGTGTTTGATACGATAGGCGCACTACATCAACAACAATGTATTCCCAACGAAGTTCCATGAATTTCAGAGGATCACCCTCCGAAAGTTCCAATATTAAGTCTGTGAAGGATGTGTCTCGTCTTGATGAGTCTGCTCCTGAGGCTGTTGTGTCATCTCTGTCCTCTGACTCTGGAAGCTGTCGCTTGCTTTTCTCGCAATTGATCCAATCTCGTTCAAGCCGTTGCAGGTAAAAAAATCTGTAATCACCTTGACACCTGTAAGCAGTGGGCACTCATCCCGAATGTCACCTTCAATTTCCTGCAAGTTACGATCACGAGACTTCTGTCCTTCAGGAATCAGTACAACAGCCAGTGCCGTAGAGAGTATTCCTTCTCTCAAGAGTTGCACCAACGTATCTTTCCACTGTTGCGGAGTATAAGATTTAAACTTGCTGAACTCAAACAAAGGGATAGGCAACTTTTCTACGGCACTTGCGAGTTGTTCAATTTGTCCGATCACCAACGGTTTCTGGTGGTATGTTTTACCACCAAACTCATAGGTGAAACCTTGTGTTGTTGCGCTTGACATTGTTCTAACGAAACTCCTCTTTAATTTCTTTTATTAAATCTGTCGAACGATTTCACCACAAGCATCATTCGTGGAACTCACCGGGAAAGCTTTGAAATCAATGTCGAACTGCCGGACATCTTTCTTCTGATAAGGAAGAGAAAGTCCCTGAGCAGTACAACGATAGATTTTCACAATCCAGTTCTTTGTGATGTCGGAAGCACGACTTACGGTGTACGTCAAATAACAGAAAACGGGATTTTTCTTTCCACCAAAGACGATACGCTCTTGCACTCCCGGTGTTGAGAGCAGTTGCGTTGCGTCATCGGGGTTCAAACCGACAGCCAGTGCAAGAGAACGCATGTTCTGTTCACGAACTGTGATTTTGAAACCTCCTTCTTCACCAGTTTGGAAAACGGTAACTGGCCCCATCGTTTGATCAATCTCGACAGGTTCTTGTTCTTGTCGGTATGTGAGTTCTGCACCCAATGTACCTCCAACATCTGTTCCGGGAGGGGTTACAGTGCTACCATTGTAGACTGCAATTTGGAGACTCCCTGCTCCGATTTCAAGGTTTGCAACTACATAAGCCAAAGTGATTTCTCCTTACTCGTTGATAGTGGTTAACGCAATATTAACTGCAAACATCGGTTGTCCTGCCGCACTTAATCCTTCATAAGCGGGAACTCCTATTGCGGTGATAATTAGTTTGTAGTTTCCCAAACTGTAATAGTTTGCGGCAATCACAGTGTCTTTTACTGCTTCAAACAAGAGATTTGCCGCAATCAGTCCTTGCTCCTCATCTGCCGCTTGTAAAGTGAATTTATAATAAATGTCTTTCTGTGTTTCATCTTTACTTATAGAAGGCGCAAGAGGAGTCACAGAAATTGAAAAGACAGCCTGATCCGCACTTGCAGGAAGATTGTAGATGTACACTCTCAAAGAGGGGTAAGCAAAAGCCATTGTGACCTCTACGAACTTCTTCATTACATATTCCATTCCATGTACTACGGACATCTTCTATCTCCTAAAAGTGCGATCCAAAAATGAAAAGTAACGTGATTGATTGTCATCCCATGCACGTGTGAGATAATACTTTCCAACACGTCCTTTAAACTTCCCCCCGGAATTTGCCCGTAATGATCGTGGACCTAATTTTGTCCATCTATCACTTTGGTGAATATATCTTGCGTAGGGTGTTGCAAAGCCTACAACGAATTTAAAAGTACTTGATGTCTTTGCTTGTTGCATTGCTCGAATAGCAACAGTTGTTGGGTTTTCTTTTTTCCCCACATACACACGCCCTGCACGAAGTTTTCCTGATTTGGTTGGCCCACTTTTAATTGCGTTTGAAAGTTCCATTGCTACTACTTCTTGGTCTTCCAAACGCACATTTCCCGTAGACCTCAATAACCCTGTTTTGATGTTTGCGCGACCAACAGCTTCACGGAGGAGGTCTTCAGAAATCATGTAAATTACTTGTGCAAAACCTCCCATGATAACACTCTGTACAACAGGCTCTATTTGAAAATCCCCTGTGTCAGTTGTACGAACAACGAATCGTGCTCCTTGTACAGGCATTAGTCACCCGGAACAGGTGTTACTTGTTGTGCCGCAACACACTGAAGTTTTTGTACCCCTGTGATTCCTCCTAACAAGTCTCCTTGATCTTTTGCAACAACACGTAATGTTGCAATACGTGTTGGAACACTGTCAAGTCCATAGAGTTCAAGTAAACTGTCAGCGTCAACAACAACTGTACTCTCACAGGATATAATATACCCTCTTTGACGACCTGTTTCAGTACCTTCAACCATCACATTCCCTTGTGCATACCGACATTTATAGAGTGTTCCTGTAGTAGGAGCAGTCGTTACTTTAGGGCGGCCAAAGTCATTTGTTTGTGCGCTTCCCTGCACGTACACACGAAATTGTGCGTTTGCGTAAGCTTCTATAATGCTCATGCCGCTCTCTTAATCAGTTTGTCTTTAGTGTCTTTAAAAGGCCATGTAGCAGGATCAATCTTCACACGCTGTAATTCTTCTTCACTTGCAAGAGCAACAATAAATCCGTTTTCTACATGTAGACAGTGTGGGTGTATTGGACAACCGCCATTAGGAAGTATCTTAATAGAAGGGTAATCTGGGTGTTTTCCATCCAATGAAAAAACTTTTCCCTCAATGTACTTACACATCTTACAAGTAGTGTTGTGCTCACTTATCACAACCAACTGAACATTATTTGCCTGCAACCGCATTTCAGTTCCCCGACTGTAGGCAACACGGAGATGTGTTCTTGCCAACAAATCAGCATACTTGTTTAGTGGAAGTGTTTTGTTCCCTACTTGAATGTATCCACCAATTGCTTTTGCAACGATCCGTTGCTGTATTCTCTTACTTGTGATTGCTGTATCATTTCCCAAAGCCACAGATATTGCTATTTCTTCAAGTACTGCTCTCTGTTCAGGTGTTGCCAGTTGAACTCTCCTAACAAAACTCAATAGTGACCTGTCCAGTTGTGCAGTTACTTTATTCATCTCCTGTTTGACTGTAGCGATCACTCCTGCAATTGCCTGTTCGTGAAGCTGTGTAAAGGAGTCATCTACAGTAAGAAAACCAAGTGACTTCAAACTTAGAAACCCGTGGTCATCCCCATACTGTAACATCAGTGGAATATTTTCTTTTAACCACTTATCTGCTTGTGTATCTGCCAAGTGAAGCCAATAATGATATTGACGATATAATTTTATCGCTCGTTCTTTTCCTCCGGGAGTTCCCACAGCATACATCTGTTGTATTTGTCGTAAGATGTCATGGTAGAAACTTACGAACTCAACAGCAGTCGCCGCAACATTATTTGGGTCAAGAGGATTAGGCACGGATCACTTGTACTTCACTGTTAACGAATTTTCTTAACTTCGCAAGTGCTTCTTCTGCCAAGAAGTAAAAAGGACTTGCGCCATCACCTGAAAATGTTTCTGTTAACCCCGGTACAGAGAAGGAAGCAACACCTTCTTTTTGCAAACGGATGTGGTCAACAACTTGTGACAAACGCGGATTGGTTGCCAAAATGTGATTTGCTTGAATAGCACATGCCTCTGCAATTTCAGGAGGAATTATCAGAACTCCAGAACTGTTATAGCTGTATGGAAGAATACGATTAGTTGACCCCTCCTCATCTGCCGCAAACCACGTTTCCCAATAGTTTGTTGATTTCCTCGGCCACTTCAACTTTTGGTAATCAGTAGCACCCACAACACTCGTATTCATTTTCAAACCCATGAACTCTAAACGATCAATTGCACGAGTAGCCAGAACCAATGCAACCTTTTTTTCATCATCAGTTTTGGATGCCCAAATAGCACCAAGATCAGCCCAATACGTGTTCGCATCGGCTAATGTGATGTAAGAGTTGGAACTGCTACCTCCAGCAGTTGCATCAATCGTTATTGCCACGTGTTGTCTCCTGTTCCTTTAACCAGACTTTTCTTTTGTTGTAGTAAGTCCAACATTCGTCTGCGTCATCTCGTGTGAAGGCACTGTATCCTTGTGTGCCTTGTGCTATAATCCAGATTTCCTCTGCATCTTCCACATCGTCATTTGCACGTCTAAGAAGTTCGTCAAAGGGCGGGTAGTAGACAAAAGACGGAGGTTCTGGTGCAATTGGTTCTTCATTGGTGTTTGCAAACATTGCAGGATGTACAACACCCGGTTTTAATATTGTACAACCACTCCCCTCCAAAATACGAAGAAGGTCTTTTTCATCTTCTGGAATTTCTTTAATCACTCCAGCAGAATTTAACACTTTCAACATTTTTGGTTTAGAATCTGTAGTAGTCGGGCACATACTTTTGAAACTCCTCTTTATCCCAACGTGTATTACCGATCTGTCCATACTTCTCTAAGCCCTCAAACATACTAACGACCATCTCTACGGTGATGTCGTTCATGCAACCTGTTGCCGCACCAGAGAATCCATATTGATCACAGTAGAATCCTCTGTGCTCTTTACTGTGGTAGCAAGGGCGTTTACAGAGATCAGGACGTATTACTTGAACTGCGTGTCCATTGATATAATGTTTCTCAAGTAACAAGTACCCACTTGTCTTTCCAAACAATCCAATGGTAGTGACCCCTTGTGAAGCGGCCAGAAATATCGGGCCTGTATCCGGGCCAATGATAGCGTCTGTCCATGCAAGGTAACGAGTCACTTCAGGCATAGACTTCTTTACAATGGCGGGAACACCTTCAAAACTGAACTCAAGATCACTTGTGTAGACGAAATACCCTTTTTTCTGCAAGACTTTGATAACTTCCAACCAACCATCAAAATGCCAATCCTTAAAACGATCAATTGAACGTAAGCAAATACAGACAACCTTTTGCTTCTTTGGAAACGGATTTTCCCCTCTTTCCTTGAATCTGAGAATCGGGGGTCGCACAGGACGGTTGACTTCACACGCTTCATGAAAAATCTCTACCCTTGATTTAAAAGGTTTGAATTTTGTACCTACTTCATGATCATCGCAAGGGCAGAGAAGATTTATGTGTTCCCTCGAATTAACAATAGCGTGAGTTAAGAAATTGAAGGTCTTTCCAAAGTGCTCATCAAGATTCTCGCTACTCACAACTTCAACACCATATTGTTTGAGTTGTTCTAACATGAAGTGATGAACAGAGGGGAAACTGAGAATAATACGGGATTGCGGCCCATACTGTTCCTTAAACTCGAAAATCTTATCCTCTATTGCAGACAAGAGATGGATAACATCTCCATAACCCCCACCAATTCTCTCAATCCATAGTTGCGGAGGATCAGGGCTTTTGAAATTATGAACGTGTGCCGTGGGAATTATTTGTTTTCCATCGAACCAGTCAGGCAGGATGTCATGCCAATTCCACGGTACAGGAACACGCTGACCATGCTCGTTGATAACACTTGTTACAGCCAAAACGAAACTCCTACTTATTAAAACTGTAACTTAGACGTGGGCAGGGGTAGCTCCAAAATATCTACTCTACCCCTGCCCACTGAAAGCTCTTAGTTGTTGGTTTGAATGTCAATCAACGGAGCTTTGTAGATCGTTTGATCTGTCGGGTGATGAACGACCTTCACACCGTACAGAACGTCCACGGTAATCTTTGTAGCGAGGTAATCGTTGTCGTAAGAGTACAACAGACGGAAACCTACGCCGTCCATTTCCATATAGATTCCCTTTGTGCCGGAATCGGCGGGAGGAAGAGGAAGTGGACGAGTGACAAACAGAATACCGTCACGATGGAACATCAGGTTGTGGACTGCACCACCAGACCCGACAAGATTCCAAATGCGAGGGTCTTCGTAAACACGGAAGCCGTGAATCATACCGATCTGTCCGGTACGGATCGCAACGCTGGAACCGAGTTTGTCATTGGCTGTGAACCTGTCCACCTTCAGCATGTCCTCAAAGTCAGGAACAACGATATGACGATCCTCGTAAGGAACTTCCATCATATTGAGTTTCCGGCGACCTGAGAGAATCAATGCTTCAGTCATGGCAGTTGCACCTGTTCCAACAGTCATCGAAGTTCCGACATTTGCGTATTGAGCGGTCAATACGCTGTCAACATCGTTTGCAAGAGCAATTGCGGCTTTCCGCATGTACCCATCTACGATGTCCAACTTCGCTTGTGCTCCGAGCACGTCTTCCACAAGGAAAGTTGCTTCCTTATGGTAGCTCAACGTAACCGGAACTTTCTTACCCTGTGCAGTCTGCTTGGTCACAGGCGTGTCCGGCAATTTGGTGTTCGCCACAAGGTTGTTGAAAATCTGAACATTGACGGTATCGCCCAGGTTCTGAATTTCTTGCTTGTAGTCCTGATTCACCAATCCGGCCATAATCGCATTCTGGTGAAAGAACGCGAGTGCCCGTGAAGCCCACAGTGTAGGAATAAAGTCACTATGGGAGTCAGCCTGTGTGTTCAGGGTGTAACTGGAAAGCGGAGCATGCTCTCCAATGAACCACAGTTTGTTTTTCAAGATAGTCTTCCTTAGTTTGTTGTGATAATGCTAACTTGTTACTGACACCCTTAGAAACAGAGGTTAGTCTTTCTGTGCTAAGATTCTTCCATAGTCACCAGAAGCTAACAACTCAGAAACCTTCTCGGTGTTGCTATTCACCCAACGTGCATCCATCAGTTGCGCTTTGGTGATAACCACACCTGCCTTGTCAAGAATCTCTCCTTGCTTGGAACTCTGAGTTCCCGGAACAACTTGAGACTTCTTCAAGTTCGGGTTGCTCTTGAGGAAGTGAGTCATGCCATCTTTTACGGGAACCAGTTTGGCTTTCCCGTCCTCACCAACAATGCTGACACGAGGTTCATACTTTGTTGGTTTCCCATCCTCTTGAATGGGATGTGCTACCGTAATGGATTTCATCATGGCAACAACCTGAGAAGGCATAAAAGCATCCTGTGCGACAGCTTCAGAGGTCAAGGCATTTTCAAGAAGCGTGTTTTCAAACTGTGCTTTCCAGTTTGCCGATTCAGCTTGTGCCGTCGTTAAAGCTGTCTTGTGTGTTTCTTGCACTTCTTGCAAGTCACGAGCATGTTTCTGTTCAGCAGTCATTGTTGCGTCTTCCAACTCACGTTTCTTCGTTTTCAGAGCTTCCAATTCCTGCTTTGTAAGGGTAGCCGACTGTTCTTGTTGAGTGAGTTTTGTTAACACACCCTGATACTCAGTTTTGAGATTGGCCAATTCTTCCTGAGTTTTGTCTTCCGCACCTTTCGCTTTCCCAAAGCCTGCATTAAAAATTTGCTGATCCCGTGTATTCAACTTATTGATGTCAAATGGCGCGTTGTTATCTGGTGCAGGAGCAGGAGCAGTATCCAAGTATGGAAAAGCTCCGGGACTGAAAGGTGTTTGCTTTTTCTTGTTCACCAATTCCTGTTACCTCAGTTTAAGGGTAAACACCGTTTACCTGTGAATAGATTATGAAGCAATTGCGCCGTTTAATCGAGGACTACAGGCACGTACCCCGGCTCGACTTCACGGCATGCTTCAACGAACTCGTTGAGAATGGCATCGTCGTATTGCGTTTCGGAAGCGTTCACAGCCTGTCGAAGCTTCCACTCCAGATTGAGGATCAGGCGAGCGGAGACACGCACGTATGCGTGAGCTTCATGTTCTGTGAGTCCTGCCGCAAATGACAAGAGAGTTGAGAACTGACTGAGAATCAACATCACAACGGGGTTTTTTCCGTTTTCTTTGGTAAGAATGGTTCCTACCATGCCGCCTAATTTACTGAAAT